TAAAAAAGGTGCGAATCACTCCGCACCCATATTATCGCATTTATTCTTATCTACGTCTACGCCTCCTTTTAGGTCTACTTGCTCGACGTTCCAACTCATCATAATCTTCGCCGTATAATAATTTACCTAATAACCTTAATAAAAACATTTATTGCTCCTTCCATTTACATTTAAGTTTTTTATCGAAGACCCGTAGAAATCTATGCTTCCGACTTCTAGGTCTCCACTCTCCCTCAATACCTCTAGTCTTACCTCTAGAATGTTTCTTGAAAGACCCATCGGGTTGCTTTACCCAAAAATCATTCTTCGGATTAGATAGACCAAAATACTGAAAATTAGATGCACGATATAGTGTACCTTCGTGATAGTCGCAATCGGCATAAGAAAGAACTGCTCTGACGGGATAGTTCTTTCGGAGATACTTTAATGATCTAGCCAGAAACCAACTAGCTAAATTGTGTTCTAGTTCTTGATGTTCGGGACAAAGTACAAATCTGGACAATTCATACAAACCCTCCTGATCGTCACGTTCCAACCCGAAACAACCTTTTGATAGTTCTGGAACGGGAAAGCCCGTAAAGATGCAACCTCCTAACAAATCGGGGGTATCTTCATGGAACAAACCAACATTTACTCCACTCTTAAACCCTCTGGAGATCTGGGTAAGATAATGGTGCTTACTCATAATGTCGGTAAGTTCCTTCTTAGAGACCAAATTAATTCGGTATTGAGATTTCATGGGCCAACCGCGTTATAGTAACCCTGACAGTAACATTGCATTTCATCGCCCGTTTGCGAAACTACCTCTAACCTCGCTCCCGTAAAATAAATACACGCCTCATCATACATAGCATAATCTTTGGCGGAGACCGCACAAGTAAACGCTTCCTTCCAATTCGTAGGCTGAATTTTTTCAAAATAGGGTAGTAAAAGGTCTTTATCAAATTTATCCATCTCGGATTTTGCTTTATTCATTTTCATCATCCTTACGGACAATAAGTTTGCACGGCTCACCATCCTGATGAAGCATATACCCATCATCCTCTTTTGAATGAACAGAAATTTGTAGATGTCCATCGTTATACTCAGGGTCTTTTTCTATGCGGATGTCGTAGTCTTTAAACCCTACCCACATAACATTTTCACTAACCACCTCAACATCGGAATTGTCAGTCGGAGTAAACCTCTCAGGGAAAACTTTTTTAAAAGCCCCTAATATAACCTTCTCCAAATTCTCATCAATCGGAGGCCTCTTAGCTTCTTCTGGATGGTTATCCCAATAATCGTCTTCGGCTTGCTGATCTTTATCGGCTAGAATATCTCTTTCAACTTCAAGGGTTGCTAACCAATCATCAAAGTCTTGTCGCAAACCATCTGGCATATCATTCAACACAACCTCCATCTTTGGGTTGTCATTCCACTCGATTAATATCTTTGACGATACAATTTTATCTTCCATTAGTTTCTCCATGTTTAATTGATTCCCGAATCTAAGTGTATAGGAAGATATAAGAGAATGCAAGCCCCCTTGGTTTAGTTACAAAGGTTTCTCTCTTATATAGGGGAAAAAATAAAAAATATTTTTTTTCATAAACAAGGTGTAACTAGTGTAACCGTGTAACTTTCTTTATAACCTCTTATTATATAACAACTTTTCAGTTACATTTTTAGGTTACACCATGAAATCAAATATGTAACCATACTCTTAAACTCAAAAATCGCCTTAATGGGGGGGTAAACGTTTTTTTAAAAAAAATAATTTTCTGGATATATAAGTAGAAGTGTGTTTTTAATGACCACTATATGAAATTAACTGGGATATATAAATGACTGAAAATTTACCGAAACGGAAAGGAAGACAAAAGAAACATTCTGGCACTCCGCTTAATCGACGCCAAGAACTGTTTGTTAAGGAACTTGTTACCAAGGACGGACAGATAACCATGAGGGAAGCTGCAATAAACGCGGGCTATCCTACGAACTCGGCACATTGTCGAGCTTGGGAACTGACCAATCCAAATATGAACCCTCATGTAGTTGCCAAGATCCGTGAGTACCGAGCCGAGCTAGATGAAAAGTTTGGCGTGGACTACAAGCGTCATATCCGAGACCTTCAGGTAATCCGAGACAGAGCCTTGGAAGAGGGTGCGTTCTCAGCTGCCGTGCAAGCGGAAAAAGCAAGAGGTTTGGCTCAGGGCGATATCTACATAAACAAATCGGAAATCCGACATGGATCTATAGACAGTATGTCTAAAGAGGAAGTTCTGAAAGCATTAGGCGAATTAAAAGGAATAGATGACCATGTCACCATCGACATTACTCCCACGGATAATACCCGCAACGGCGAAAAAGCGAGAGAGCGCCTTGTGGAGCGAGTTTCGGAATCAAGCAAAGAAGCTACGGCCTAAGTGGATCTTAACCCGTATTGAAACCCGTTTAACTCCCGGAATTCCTGACGTTTTATTGTGTGACGAGCAAGGAACTTTTCATTTCATTGAATTGAAATATACAACCTCGAATGTGGTAGCTTTGTCCCCGCATCAGGTATCGTGGTTAACGAAACATTCTCACAGCCACTCTTGGATACTTGTAAGGAGGGGAGATCGTCGTGGCAAGGGAGACCGAGAAACATTTTTGTACCCCGCTTCGGAAGCTATGGATTTGAGGATGGAGGGCCTTGTCCGTGATCCGTTATTTCATTGCGATAAGGAGGTCCCGTGGTCCGCGATCTTTGATGTCATATCCGACTCGGTGTTCAACGCTATCGTGTAAAAAAAGGGTGACATTTCTGCCACCCTAATTGTTATCGGCTCCAGTATCCGTAGACGCAACGGCTACCCTTTCTGGAGCAATCGTAAGTGTCGTGAATGACACCATCGATTACCGCACAGTAATGCCTAGTTACTCTGCAAAGTAGACGGCCCGAAGGTAGTTCATCTGCCCTGAGATGAACTTTACACCCTGACCCGATAGTCATTGTGGGTGTCCAAGTAAATCCCAACTCCTTCATGTAATCTTTAAACCACTTTCGAGTGGTGTAGATTCCATTTCGAGCGGAGCGTGAACGCTTACCCGTATGCTTGGATTTGCGTTGCTTGGCGTTACCCTCAGCAAGTCTGTCGTAGACTTCCTTGTAAGGGCGTCCAGAAGCAATGCAAATGGCTCGACAAACACAGTCTCCTGTTTTGCCTTTGTAGCCCGCCTCAGCGCGGCCACCATCGTGATAGACAAAAGTCATATCAACCTCCATGATTGATCAGAGCGGAATTGCCCTGACTTCAAGCATCCTCGATCATCGCTACTTCCCGAAGTAGCTACAAGGCTGGAACACAACGATGTCAAATAGCTCAGTCAAAAAACGAATCAGTTTCCTGACCTATACCCCTATTATAGAATATATATACAAAGTCTTATACCTCATATGCGACTTATCTTATACCATTAGCGACATTATATTTTTTTATTTACAAAGTTTAATAAAACGATTAGAATCAAATTATGATTCGATTCCAGAAATCTGGCTCGGATCGGGTAATTTAACATGGGAGTAAAAATATGATTATTACATCTACTAAAGTGAGCAAGTGGGGACACAGGCTAAAAGACGATAAAAGCGAAGGAACTATGGCTGATCTGGAACTTGTGCCAACTCACGCTAAGATTGTCCTAGAGGAAGTAAATGGAGACCAATATCCCGCGATCTTGGAGTTCATAAAAAACCTAAACAACGACGAAGTAGGAACACAGTTAAACATCAAAATGTCTTAACTTTCTGGCTCTACCAACTTCGGTGGCTCGCGGTCCTTGGGCAGTGGCATATGATCCTTGGGCCGTGGGGCTGGAAGCGGTAACGTATCCTTAAATTTATACATCTTATAGCAATACGCATCGGTCCATAATAACGGATCAATTTTCTGCATATAATGAATACATTTCTCCCGATCTCGGAAAGTAACATAAGAGAGCCCGATCTCTGGATTAAGTATTAAAGTTATATAAACTGTATACTCAAACATCATCTTTGCCATCCGTCGCTACATAATAGTCTGCACTTTCTCGGATGCGTTGATCTAAGGGTATATCGT